CCGCCCTCAAGAAAAAGATCGATGCACGCAAAGATATACTTGACAATCGCTTCCCAGAGATAGAGGATACGGGCGAAACGGAAGCCGACCGTGACGCCCGGATCATGGACGACCCAACGGCATGGCGGCGACTTTGACCAAGACGATTCACGTTACGGATGCGCGGCCCCCAAGCCATAGACGTAGCTCTCAGAACAGGAGCACACTATGAACCTTTTCCGGACCCTTCAGGATTTGACTAATGCGTGGAACGCAAAGGCGGATCACTACAAGGCCGTTCAGCAAGTCCTCGAAGGCAACTTGTCCCCGTTCGATATCGTTACAGGGCAGGGCAAGAAGCCCGACTTCTCCAAGCAGGCACTCGTCGAGGAGTTCAAGTCATGGGTCTACGTCTGCTCTAGCATGAACGCGAAGGCACTCGCACGCGGCACGCTCAGGCTATACGCCACAAGAGCAGTCGGTCAGGAGCGGGCGAATCGCAAGGCGCGAGTAGTCAGCAAGACCGAGCGCGAGTATCTCGTCAAGAAGTTCCCAACTAACGCCCGGATCAAGGCGGCCCAAGAGATTGAGGAGATCGAAGAGCACCAGATCCTCGACGTGCTGCACAATATCAACGCGCACGAGAACAGCTTTGAGACATTCGAGAAGCTCTCGCTCTTCCTTGATAACACCGGCGACGCCTACTGGCACATCGGCAAGAATGCCCTCGGCGTGCCGAACGATATCTGGACGCTGCCGAGTCAGTACGTGAAGATCGTCCCCGACAAGAAAGACTACATCAAGGGCTATGTCTACGGCACGTCACAGATGAATCAGCAGAAGTTCCTGCCCGATGAAGTCATCCACTTCAAGCTGCCGAGTATGACGAATCTCTGGTACGGCTACAGTCGCGTCGAGGGCGCGTACTGGGCGATCACCGGCTATAAGAGCATGGAACTATTCGACAAGGGCATGACGGACAATCTCGGCATTCCGTCGCTCCTTCTCAAGTACAAAGGTATCCTGCAACCGAAGCAACGCCGCGACCTGCTCCGGGAGTGGAACAACGCGCTGCGGGGTCCGGTCAAGGCCGGTTCGACATTCGTGGCCGACGGTGATGTGGACGTGAGCCCGTTGAGCCTGCCGCCACGCGAGCTGGCATTCCTCAACGGCAGAGCATGGCGGAAGGGTGAGATCATCAATGCATACGGGCAGAACGAGGCCCTGTACGATAAGAACGCGAATACCGCGAATATCCAGGGCGCAATCTATCTGTGGGAGAAGTGGGAAGTCACGTCGAACTTTATGCGCGTCGAGCAGAAGCTGAACGAGAAGTTTATACCGATGTTCACGGGCGACACCGACCAGCGGCTGTTCCTAGCCTTCGATCCTATCGTCAAAGAGGACATGACCTCGCTCCGTGCCGACCTGGAATTGCAACTGAAGCACGGCCTACCGCTGAATCGAGCCCTCGAAGAAATGGGCAGAGAGCCCGTAGAGAATGGCGATATCGGCTATGTTCAGGCGAATCTCGTACCGCTGGGGACTCCGCCAGCGTTATCCGGCAACAACAGCGCACCAGGCATACAAATGGCCTTAAGCCATACTGCCAACGACCGCGCAATCCGAGGCCGGACTGGGGCATCGCGCAAAGGCGACTCCTCGGCGGTACATACTCTGACTATCAAGGCGGATGGCGGCACTGACGTTGCGCTCAGTGGCGGGGCGAATGCGGCATTGACGGCGCGAGAACAGGCGATCAAGGATGCTATGGCTGCGGTATGGGCAGCACAGACTATACTCGCACTTGAGCAGGTGCCGAATATGGCTGGTGCTGACTTCGCATGGGTAGCCAGCGAGGAGTGGGCAAAAGAGATAATGCAGCTGACGCAGGGTGCTTTCAAAGAAGAGGTCATTATTGGCGGCAAGCGGGGTGCTCGCGCTATCGGCGTGCAGATAACAGACTTTATCGACCGCCCTTCAGTACGCGACGCGATTCTCAACGAGAACTTCAAGTTTGCCCAGGCCATAGGCAACGGCTCGGCAGATGCGCTACGTAGTCAGATGCTAGCTGGCATGAATGCGGGGGAGAGCATCCCTCAACTCACAGCACGCATTCAAGGCGTATTTACGGGCTGGGAGAAATGGCGCGCAGAGCGGGTTGCCAGAACCGAATCAGCCAGGGCCTTGAGCCTCGGCACAGAGTTGCAGTGGGTAGAGTCCGGTGTGGTGGCGAACAAGGTCTGGGATGCCAACGGGGACGCTTGTCCCTTCTGTCTCGACATGCATGGGAAGATTATCGAGCTTGGCGTGCCGTTCATTCCAGAAGGCGCAACGCAGGGCATCGAGTTCGAGGGCAGAGAGATTCGACAGTCTCACGATTACGCCGAGGTGATGGGGCCGCCGCTTCACCCTAATTGCCGGTGTACAATCCGTCCGCAGCTCATAGAGTTCTAACATGAAACTTGCCGTCATAATGGTCACACACGCAAGGCCCGCAATGCTTAAGCGGTGTATCGACAGCCTCTGCACAGTAGAGGGCGATTACGAGAGCTTTGTCTTTGCGCTCAAGGATGGGTCTGCTGAATCCGAACGCTGTATTGAAATTGGCCTGAGCTACTGCAAGGCGGGATGGATCGACCGGCTCATAGTCGAGCCGAAGAGCCCTTGCCTATTCGAGACATTCAGGCGCGGTATCGACTACGCGCTGGCTGGCGGCATGGTAGGCGGCTTCCTGTTGACGGCAGACGATTACGAGTACAAGCCGACGTGGTATGAATCGCTGACGAAGGTGCTCGCGGTCTCAGAGAAGAATCGCATCTCGCACCTGACCCTGAACGTAGAGCCCGACTTCGCATGGAACAAGATCCGCAGCGAGGAAGATATCAACGGAGTCCACGTCCGTATGAGGGACACGATACCGGGTGCGAATTGGGCTATGACTCGCCTTGCATGGCGACGGATGCGGACGGTGTATCAGAACAACGAGCTATCCCCGGTACTCGACCACTACATCAACAAAGAGATGAGGCATGCCGGATATCAGCTTGGGGCCATAGATGAGGCCGAGCATGCCGGGGCACTGCATTCAACGTGCGGCAATATGGCGTACCAGGCGGCGGAGGTTGCTCAGTGAGAATCCTATGGCATGGCGTAAAGGGCTCGATCAAGACCGGCTACGGCGCACAGACCAAACTGTTCACGCCCCGTATCCGGGACGCCGGCCACGAGATAGCGATCAACTCACGGCTCGACCAGTACCAGACCGGCGTTGATTCCGACGGAATTATAAACTTCGCCAGCGGCTCGAAATGGGACATGATGGGCAATGACTACGTCGCAGTGAACTACGCGCACTATGAGCCCGATGTCGTGATCTCGATGTGTGACGCCTTCACCTGTGAGCCGACGATCTTCGACAAGTTCGCATGGTATCCGTGGGTTATGATCGACAGCAAGCCTATCACTTGGGAGAACCTGGAATGCCTCAAAGCCTGCCGCCGGCCGATAGCATGTACGCACGACGGCGAGGAACAACTAAGGGCGGCCGGCTTCGATCCGTTCTACGTGCCGCTAGCGATAGACCGGAGCATCTACAAGCCGCTTGATGGCGATGTCAGGGCAGAGGCAAGCAAGATCGTCGGTGTGCCAATCGGCGAGCGGTTCTTTGTCGTGATGAATAGCGCGAACCATAGCAACCCGAGCCGTAAGAACTTCGCCTCAGCTTTCAAGGCATGGGCTCAATTCGAGAAGCTCTATCCTGACGCGCTGCTCTACGTCCATGCCGAAGCCGCCGGAAAGATGTGGCACGGCGAGGATCTCTGGAAAGTCAAGAATCTCTACGGCTGCAAGAACATCGTCTTTGCGCCGCAGTACGAATACGCAACGGGGCTGATAGGCAGTGAACACTTAGCCCTGATCTACAACGCCGCAGACGTGCTCCTGCACACAGCCAAAGGTGAGGGCTTCGGGTTGCCGATTGTAGAGGCTCAGGCATGCGGCACGCCCGTTATCGCCCCCGACTTCGGCGCCATGCGGGAAGTCAATCGCACTGGTATTCGATGCTGCGGAGAGCTTCGCATGACACGCAGCGGATCAGAACAGATGCTTGTTGATGTTGAGCGTGTAGCCGGCGCGCTTGAGGCCGTATGTTTGCAGAACGGCGCTCACGAGTCGAGACGGGCCATATCCGACTGCGTCGAGCAATACGATATCCGCAACGTCATGAAGGACAACTTTCTACCAATGCTGGACGAAATCAAACACCTGGAGGGGATAGAATGAAAAAAATACTGAGCCTGTACCACATGCTGCCAAGTATGAGCAAAGAGCTCGCCGAGAGCATCACAGCGAACCTGACCGAAATGGGAGTGGACATCAAGACCGCTGAAGTTCGGCGCGTCGAGTGTAAGAGCGAGGTCAAGGATATCAACGCTGATGAGCGCAGCATCACGGCCTATCTGTCAACGCGCCACATCGACCGGGATATGGAGGTTGTGATTCCGAAGGGCATCGACCTGTCACAGTACAAGCTGAATCCGGTGATCCTGCAGGGCCACGACTACCGCAAGCCGCAAGTTGGCAAGGGGGAGAATCTCCGCAAGGACGATATCGGACTCAGGGCGAAGATAGTCTTTGCTCCCCCCGTCGATGGTGAGGTCGATTACTTCCTGCTCTCGAAGTTCATGCCACTCAAATTCTCGATTGGCTTCATTCCCGTTGACTTCATCAAGGCCGATACGGAGGTGGGCAAAGCGGAGATGGGCCGCATGGCTACAGAATGGCCTGAGTTCAAGTCGAATCCTGACCGCAAGCAGCTCCGGGGCATACACCGAAAGACTGTCCTGATCGAGGCGAGCGTTACGCCCATGCCGTCTAATGTCTACGCCGGGCAGATCAGCAAGGCGCTTGAGGACGAGAAGATCACAGCAGAAGAGGCTGGCATCATCCGCAAGGGCCTTACAGAGCCGGATCCCGAGAAGGACGATGAGATGCCTACAGATTGGGCTGAGTTCGTCAAGGAAATGCGAAAAACCACCAACCCTGAAGAGCTGCTGGCGTTCCTGAAAGAGCATCTGAACGGCAAGGGCAAGCCTGCGCCGAAGCCGGCAGAATCGCAGCCTGCCAGCGTTACGCGCATACCTCATGCGGCTGCATACCGACCGAAGATCACGCTTGTTGGTCATGTTGACCCGGAACCCGAGATCTCAATACAAGAACAAATCGCAAATGATGTGAAAAAGGAGATTGACAAACTGCGCGGAAAAGTATAGGTTCCGCGTGTGAAGTAAGA